CTTGGCGTTTTCTTGAATACGTTTGATTGCTTCCTCATCAAGAGGAGGCACGCTTGCGCCTGTGTAGCGAAACCGATCAGATACTAGACCTGGATCAGAACCCCAAATGGCACGTGTTTCAAAGCCAGCCATCACGCATTCCTCAATGTTGCCTTAACAAACCAAGCCGCTTTAAACATTTGGCCAACAAGATCAGCCATGTAATTAGCAATATCAATGGCACCAACCTTTTGTGCAATAGGTTCTAGTTTCTTGCACATTGCTGCTGTTTGCTCCAGGTTTTTGTAGTAGGTAGCAAGCATGTCAGTTCCCTTGTAGGAGGTGACGGCCTGGAACTGAGGGCAGGCATCTTTGAGTCCACATGCACACATGGGCATGAGGTAGTCCATGGAGCGGATAAACTCAGCTAGTGTGTCGAACTGTTCTAGATGGCTCTCGTACTGGTCTTTAAGGAACCCATGCACCCCGAGGAAGTTCGCCCCCTCGTAGTTCAAGTGAATGAGATGGGACTGTGTCTCAAGTTCCTTGATGTAAGCGCAGAGGGCAATGCACTGCTGAATGAAGGACCCGACATCACCATTCTTTGATTTAGCCGGACCCTTGGGCTTGTCCTGGGGCTGAGGTACAGCTTGAGGCTGAGCAGGGGGCAGCTCTTGTGTTGCCTGAGGACCAGGAGTATACATAGTTTTGTACCAATCTTTTTATTTTATCAAAGGTTAAACGATTTCAAACCAAGAAAGGTCAGCCAATACCTTTGTGCTAGGTGATAAAGGAACCATGGCAATTGTAAAAACATCACTAACACCAGCCTGGGTTCGACCTAATTGAAAGTTGAAGTTGTTGATTGTGTTGATGTCTAATGTGCTGTTGGTTTGAATGTATCCACCAAGGATTTCAGTGCCTCCACTTAAACCAGACGCAGTTGTGTCGTACTGAACATTGCCGTTGTAGTGGGTCGCAAAACTTGCCCCACTAAGGGTTGGATTTAAAAGAACGCGATACTGTACGTTCTGGTTAGAAGTAACAATTGCAGACAAGTTTGAAGGAATAACAACGCTATCTAATCGACCAGAAGCTAAACGAATTGAAATAACTGGATAGGCCGTATTAGCTGACGCCAAAGTCTTTTCGGTTGTTCCCAAGGAAACATTAAACCTTCGGCTGAAACCTTCATAGCCACCTTCCGATGCAACCGTTGCACAGATTTGTTTAGCCGTAGAACTAGATGCAGTGGTATTTACGTTTTCAATTTCCATACGCAGTGGCAACACTGCAGTAGTCATGTAGCTTGTTGCATTGGCATTGTCATTATGGAAGATATGAGCAATTTCCAAATGCCCATCAACAACAAACCCTGCACGTATGTCGCCAACACCAAGCCATTCAATATCCATCCAAAAAATATTAGCTTTAGCTGGATTTAAAATCCTTTCTATTTCATCTGTACCATCAAATTTATTTACATTCCACTGACTTTGAGGAATGCGGGTTTCAACAATGCTTCCGGTTACGTAGCTGCGCAGAACTAAGTAGTTAACACCGCTTAACTGCTCAAAAAATATACCGTTTTGTGTACCAAAAAATCCAACTCTTTGTCTAAGGTTTGTTTTGCCTTCTGCAAAAACAAACGATGACATATTCAAAAATGATTTCCCTGGTTGATAAGGGAAACACCTTTTGGTTTCCCTGTAAATATAATCACCAGAAGTAGTTGTTACAGCTAAGTTAACTGCGCTTTCATTTGCTTGATACGCTGTAGTTCCATTACCACCACTAAGGGTGGACCACTTATCGTTTTCTTGATAGCGATGCTGGCTATCAAAAATAGTGAACGGAGAAGAAACCCTTAAGCGGCCAAATGCATCACCAGCGGTTGACTCTGGTTGAGTAACAACTTCCAATGGATGACCACTGGTTGTTTGTACTTTGATTACTTCATACAGATTAGTATCCGCTGGATCTCTATATAAAGGCATTGTTCTTTATGTTTTATTTCTTAATTCTATGACGTACTTTTTAACTCAAAAATAACCAAGCAATTCCTCTGCATGTTTATGTTGAGCAAGCGTATAAGCGTACCTTTCCCTAAGCACTTCCATAAACCCTTCCGCTATTTCTTTGGCGGACAACCCTTCTTCAAACTCAGTGAGTGTGTCGTGAAAATACTCTTTGATCCTTTCTTTGGTAAAGACAGGAGCTTTAAAAACAGGAGGCAAGTTGTTGATAGAGTTTGTCATTTGTTTTAAGTAAATAGCGCCCACTGACGTGAGCGCATAACATCAAACGGCAAGTGCTTTTTCTTTTTCCTTTTCTTTTTCTTTTTCGTACTTTTCAATTGCATCAAGTGCATTGAAGTACTGATCACGGCAATAGGGGCCAGCTTCGCTCAGGCAAAACCGTTCCCACAATCCTGTATAACAGTGATTAGTTGGTTTGTAGATTTGATACATGTGTTCAGCAAAGTCTGCCTTGCGTTGCTCGTATGCAACATCCCAGTTCCTTAACTGTTCTTTGAGCCAGGGAGTATCAAAGGCCCCAGTCGTTTTTAATTTCTTAGCCAGATCTTCAGTCATTGGCCGGACCTTCAATTGCTGTAATGCTAGTGAAAACGCTTTTAATCTTGGGGCTAGCTTCCAAAATTAAATCGTCAATTTCATCTTGCAATCGAATGGCCAAGTCTTGAGAAGTAATGCCTTCAAAAGGATTGTGCTCAATTTCAATATCAACCGCAAATGACACGGTCAACGTTGGAGTAAAAACTTTCTCCATTGGTGGAACGAGGGAACCTTAACAGGATAGCAGGGTTGTTTACGAAGGAACTGCTTTTCACAAGGTCTTAGCAATTGCAGCGTCTGCCTGGAGCTGAGGCCAACGCTGGTCGTAGACATGTTGCCACTTATGCTGGTATCCAGTTAATTTCCAGATCAAGGTACGGATCCAATCAGCAATCAAAAGATCCCAGGGCTCAGAGCCACCAGCGCTACTGGGACAAGCAATAAGCTGAACATCGGTCATCAGATATGTAATGTAACCAATGCCCATACTCCTGGTCATATGGAAACCATCCGTTACAACATATAGCTTTTTAGTTCCTATGTTTTTAATTGTTTTATATGTTTTTGTAAAGTTTGTAACAGTATCCCAAGCGTTGTAATCCAATACAATCCGATACCGTTCAATGCCGCCAGCAAGAAGCTGTCGCATCACTTCTTGTGGGTTGCCTTCAGATGAAACAATAATTATTGATTTGGGTTTTTGTTGTCCCAATTCAATAGTCTTTACTAAGCGGCTTAGAGAACTGCCTAAGTGTAAAATAGTTTCCATTTACTTTTCTAATAACCGCTCAAGAGAATGCGTTTTGGCATTTTCGTAATACCCAAGCCGCTCTTGGATCACGTTGTAATAGTTGATTGAGGCATCAACCATTTCTTCTGCAGTCATTTGAGACGACAGGTTTTCATTTGAGATCATGGCTGCAGTAAGCACAGTCACGCCCCATTCAAGCTTGGAACCAATGATGGCAGAAAGAGGTGTACCACCACTGGTAAACCCAGCCAATAAGTTGGACAGGTTGTCGTCAGTCATGGCACACCTTATGTATCTACTTATTGTATTCGGGTTTATTTTTCAACCATTGCCATGTAATACCAGTAAGACCTGGCGGCATTTTGGTGAAACCGTTTGCCCAACAACAGCTTGAGCTTTTTATTCTCAAGTTCTTCAGCCTTGCTTTCATGATAAGGAAGCACCTCTTCTTCTCGATCAAGAAGCAGAGACAACTCAATATCATTCATTTGCATTTGAAGATTGAAGTCATCAATAGCGTGCTGGTGACACGACATTTTGATGTGGGCATCTTCCAAGCCAGTAGGCGGCTCAATCTTCTGATAGAAACTGTCCTGGATATTCGGATGCTTGTAGATCCATCCGTGACTCGGCGTAGATTCGCTTTGAGCGGACTGCGTATTCTTGGAAGACTTTGACGCCATGGGGGACTTTGATTCCTTTTTGGTAAGCACTGCGGATTGCATCGAGGTTAGGGAGGATTTCAACTTTAGTCTTGGGTTCAGTTCTTTCTTCAAGAACTTCACCACTCATAGAACGTACCACAGTTTGTTTGGTTGTGGTGACTTCTTGCTCGATACAAAAGTCATCACGTTCTTTCTCAGTCCAATCCTCTGGCTGCACAGAAAGTTCTACAGTCAGATCTTTCTTCTTAACAAGAACAAACTGGTAGTTGCGCCCTGTAATCTTGTTGGAATCAAGAGGCAGTGAACGCCGCAACCAATTCAACAAACCCTTCAAAGAATTTAGTTGCGACTCATGATGCCGCTTGGCTGACACCATAAGTTCAGATTCTTTTTTGATTCGTTCTATGGCATCTTCATGCGAAGCAATCGCATAGTAGATACGATCAATCTTTTCTGAACGAAGCTCAGCACAGGCCTCCAGCTCAGCTCTTGCCAAGTCTTGAGACTCAGGAGTGAGCAAAGGAAGAGAGCGCTCCAGGGCACCATAATGTTCGTATAACTTAAGGATGTTTAGTTCCTTAAGTTTAGTCGTTGTGACTTGAGTCATGGCTTGGTACTAGTTGAATTGAGTTTGAATTTTGTTTAGTACATAGGACAACAGCACTGCGGCTGCTGTCCAAAGAAGATCCTTGAAAATAGGAAGTGCAGCCGAAAGGAATGATTCAAACATGATGGTGTGAAATGTAATGATGGTCAGTTTAACGTCATGACCAGGACGTAAAGTTACTCAGCCGTATCCAACTCTTCACCTAACGCTTCTATGCATGCAGCATTGAGAGCCGACCAGATAAATTCTTGTTGACCCTCTTTACCCCAGCTAGTCCATTCGGTTAGCTCTGGATCATTTTCATCCCATTCAACTTGAATAAGTAATGATTCATCTTCTTGATCACTACATTCAATTTTTAATTTGTTCACCCAACTTGTCATAATCCTTCAGTGTTGTTTTAGCGAGGTTACGCAAGCCATCAGGAGTGATAGCTTTTACATTGCGCTTGTCAAGTGCATTGGCAAGATCTGTAAGAGTTTTGAATACAGCTAGAGACTTAGTCATCGTTTGGATGCAGAAGAAAGTTGTGGAAGTGCAGTGCCAGGAAACGGGATGTAACCCGCTTCCATCATATTGAAAAACAAATCCCACGCATGATCTTGTGTGAAGACTTCCTTAGGTTTGTATGTACGCCAATGACTCAGTGGTGCCTGGGGACCGGACTTGGTGTGCAGCAGAAGAAAGCGACCATCACCAGCATGATCCCCTGGAGGGGCATACCACCATGCCACACATTTATCAGAGACTTGACCGCGTGCTTCATTCCGAACTTCAGTGCGTTTGCACAGCAGTTCACGGTACTTATGAAACCAAGTCAGGTGGATGCACCAGGGTTTGAATCCCTCAATCTCTTGCTGGAACAAAGCCACGTTGTTGAGTTGACGTTGAAAGGACCCGCATGAACAGAAAGGCTCAACGCTGGCGGGCTTACCTTCGTCTTCGACCAGCTCAGCGTCCATATCAATGGGCCGATCTGCAGACCGCAACCCGTCCGGCGCAACCAGATGCCCCAAGTCCGTTTGATCGGACTGGAGAAGAGTGATAACTTTCTTGGGGTCTGACAGGTGGATGAACTTGTCAGCCCAGTGGTGTTGAAGTTTTGCATTGGAAGTTAAATGGCCAAGAGCATGGGAATAATTCCAGCCTTTAAACATGACATATGCATTGTTATGCCATATGGATGGACCCCGATAGTTAGGTCCAAGATAAGAAAAGAAATCTTTCAGCCTGTGGGTGTACTGCTGAAATGCATCTTTTACTTTTTGTGCTGGAAATAAACGTTCAGCACCATCCCGATACACCACAACGCAAGAAGCATCTCGGAAATAGATACCGGCCACATCCGTCTCATCGAAATCCACAAACGCACGACGAAGATTTGTGCGCGTATAGATCGATGCTTGTGCCGCATTGAGTTCGGTAAGCGTTTGGGTTGTCATAATTGAATTGAATTAGGGTTGAATCAAATGAACAGTTGATCGTCCTCTTGATCTTTGCCAAGAGTACTACGCATCTTTGCCTCCTGGTAAGCGTATTTACCAATCTTATAGGTGCCGTAGGCAAGGGCCACCCAGGTCAATGGGTTGGCAACCGCAAGGGCAACTGCTCCACCAATAAGGGCTGCTGTACCACCAGCTTGGAGTGCAGCCTTTTCTTCGTGTTTCATAATGTTTACTTTTGGGTTTAATGTAGAATTAAATGTACGCTCTAATCAAATGAAAGAGATTAAATACGTACCGCTCCAGAAGTTTCAAATAGAACCTTCAATGGAGGATAAGTTTTGGGAAGAAAAGATCAAAAGAACAATTGATGAATGTAACTCGGTAAGTACCTTAAAAGAAGTAGCAACCCTCTTGGCGAGGATTGCTACTCAAAGACAAGGAATTATTCGTGGGTTAGTTCAAGATATGTTTATCTTTAATGACGTTGCAGTTGATACTACAGACCTCACCAACCCCGACGTTACCTAATCAAAGACTGCTGTCTTCACCGGTATCCGGATCACGAGCAGATTGCAGAGCTTTGATATCTCCATCGCCACGAGTAACGGGAAGAATTTCAACTCCTGGGGCAATACCATAAGCACCACCCAACTTCTCAGCATCTTGACGGGAGTGCTGATTGATGTAGTCCTGGAACAGTTCTTGGAATTTCCAAGTAGATTCCCGATCTTCATCAGGAATAGACATGCGGCTAAGTGATTCAACCGCAGTTTCCTGATCGCTGTAATCAGGAATGTCAAACGATTCAATGGCGCAGATCTCTACGTTGTTTGCACCACGCATTTCATTTGCAAGCACAGGCGCAAAGACCGTGGTTGCATAGAACTTTTCATTGAAGCTCAGCGGCACTTCGGCATCCAGTGCTTTGCTCAGGCACTTGGACATTTCCTTTTCGTACAGCTTGACCTTCTCAGATACATCAGTACCATTAAGTCCCTTCAAGGTCAGGACCATAGGAATTTTGTGGGCCCGTTTGTTGTCACTGGTAAGGATGTAAACCAGATACTTGGTACGCACGCTGTACTTGCGCTTGTACATCTCACCTTTGCTGTTGGCAAGATCAGCGGCAATCTTGTCAGCCTCCCAAAGTTCTTTGACCTCAGGATTTTCAAACGTACCAATCGTTTGCCTCATCCCTGTGGTTTCTTCCACCATAAGGGGAGAACGCAACAGGATTTGCAGGCGAGGCTCAGTGAAGTTAAGACCTTCCTCAACAGAAGTGTTGGGGGCCATACCAAAAGTTTGCTTGTAGTTCCAGATGACAGAACCTTTGACAAACTGATCTTCAGTTGCAGTCCATCCGCAAGTATCTAGATCAGAGTTACGAATGAACCAACCACGCACCTTGGATTTGTTAAGGGGCTGAATGGTTACAAGATTCTGGTAGCCAGAGACAAACTCTTTGGATTGAAAAAGTTTGAATGATTCAATCCCGCGAGTTGCCAGGGATGCAGTTTTCTTCACAGTCATTTTCGTAGAAGGGTTAAAAGAAAGTTCAGGTTTTTTTGTTTCAGCTTCGATGTTATCCATCCAAGCTTCACTCATCATGTCAACCGGAGTTGAAGTCATAATCAGTTCAGGGTTTGGTAATGAGTCTTTTAACGTCATCCTCCAGGACGGGCGCTCAGTCTAAACTCAAAAGAGGCTCAGCCTTAGCTTTGGCACAACTCTTAAGATAGTCCTCATGTTCTTCAAGTAAATCGCGCATGGCTTCGTAAATGCTTTCACGGGCATAACCCATGGCAAGCATGAACTGCAAGAAGTGTTCTAATACTTCATCAGTAGTTACACCTTGAGACTCAAATAAGATTGATAAGTCTTCATCTGAGTGTTGAAATTTAATTGTGCTTTCCATTTACTGAAATCAGAATGGTTCTTCATCAAGTGCAGGGGCTGTGCCGTACTGACCAGGTAGCTCTGGCAGACCACCAGATGCTTTGTTCCAAGGATCAGACTCATCTTCTGCCGTTTTGCCACCCCACAGGCTGCTGACATTGCTGTCAGACACCACAGTGGTTTGAGGTTGAATAGGCTTGGGACCATCGCTTGCTTTAGGTGCAAGCGTCATGGACACCAGTTGAATCTTGGTGATTTGTTTTTTCTCCTTGGATTCTTTATCAACCCAAGCATCAGTAACCAATCGCCCTTGGATAGTCAGACCCACGCCTTTACGCGTAAAGTTAACAAGAAGTTCAGCGTTGTTTAACTTATCCTCGCTTGAGTTAATTGCATAGAAGTTAAACAGATCTGCCTGGTTTCTACCAGTGTTAACCGATAAGGTTTGATTACAGATCATCAAACCATCCGCCGTTGTTTTGAAGGCACGGGCATCCGCATGATCGATGTCCTTGACGCACCGACCGCTAAGGATAACGGTATTAAAGATCGGAAACTGATCATTGACTGTTGCAATGATTCCGCCGTGTAGCGAATACGTCCTGGTTTCCAGGTCAAAACGTAGCTTGGCACCGTGAATGTAAATCTGTGCATTCTTGGGCGTACGGCTAAAGCGCTCAGCATTCTTGCCATAAACATTGAGTTCGATTGGAGTTGGTGCTTTGTTGCCAATGGGAGGCAGCAGTACACTGCATCGCATGGCTGTGGAAGTAGCGCTGATGTAAACCTCGCGAGGTGTTTCGGCAGTTTGAGCGCAGACAGAAACAAAATTCATGTGTTCAGAAGTTAGGTGTAAGGCAGTTTAACGTCATACCTGGGACGGGTCATCATTTTTCAATTGTTGGTAATGGATCACCTAAACTTTCAAGCCAACAAAGCATACACCAATGTCCTTCATGTCCTTCGATACTGCTTGAAATATATTCTTTGTGTATTCCATGTTTTAAACAAACAACATTTAATTCAGAAGGTTCAGTCTTAAAAAGATCCATTGTTTTAATTAGTGGGTTTCCGACCAGTTGTTTCCAGTACGTGCATCACCTTCAATCAAACATTGAAAATTAAAAAACTCCTGAGCTTTTGGAAATGCCTCTAAAGCAATTGACTTTACTTGTTCGGTAAAGTCTTTAGGACTGCTTAGTTGTATTTCGTCATGAACAAAAGCATGTTGAACCCAGTCCTGGCCATGGACCAAGCCAATCTCATTTAAATTTTTATGTACGTTAATGACTACTTGTTTCATTAACACTGCGCCTGCTGCTTGTAATAAAACATTCAATCCTTTGAACTCAGATCTGCAATATAAAGCACGTCCATCTAGACCACGTAAATAACCACGGTCTGTAATTGTATTTGACAGTTTTGTTTTAAGTTTCTTCAATGCTGGTACACCATTCATAAATGAATTGATTGCAGTACTTCCCATTTGACGCAGAAGTATTTCATCTTTTTCATTCGGATCAATAATTGTTCCAGCCTTTAATGCACCACATCCATACAACAATCCATACAGAAGACGCTTACTAATATCCCTGGTAGCCACACCAAACTGTTCTTGGTTATACGTATGAATATCAATTGATTCATCTGTGACAATGGATGCGTAGTGTCCGTCATCCCATAATGCAAGATAACCAGCAAGACATCTAAGCTCTAAAGCCTTAGCATCTACACCAATCAAGTTCCATCCTTGGGGCGGATGAAATAAAGCACGGCATTCTTTACCGTAAGGACTATAGGAAGCAGGAACCTGACCCATATTTGGATTACGGTGAGCACAACGGCCAGTAATACAACCGTTAGTAATAAGATCACCATGCATACATCCAGTGTTGTTGTTAACTAACTTAAGCCAAGCATTATTACCTTCAGCTATTTGGCCAAGGCGTTTCTTGACAAGCATGTATTCAGCCAAGGGTTGTGCTTCTGGGTATGGTAGTGCAGCCAAAATGTCGTCATCTAATATCGGATTACCTTTCTCTGTAGTTTTCTCAGGTACCCATCCGTATTTCGTCTGGAGCCTATCGACAATTTGTTGGCGAGATCCAGGATTAAATTCTTCAAAGTGAACTTTGGTAAACGGTTCACCTTTGACATAACCACGGTTCTTGTTGTTTACCTTGGGGATAAACACCGTCTCGTGTTTGATAGGTGGAAAAATTTCCTTTAGCTTTGCTTCAAATTCGCTTTGTTTTGCTCGGAGATCATCCACCAAATCAAGAGCTGCATCCACATCAAAAGGAAAACCTGCTCTAATTTGCTGGTTAATTGCCAAAGCAAAGTCATGTTCGAGTCGTAATGCAGATTGTGCATAGTTTTCTTGTTGGATCTTTTGAAATAGTTTGTGGGTAATAGCAACGTCTTGCCTGCAATACTCAGCCATTTCTTCTGAGTATTCTTTAAAGTCTTTGAATTCAATTTTGTTATCAAATAGCCGATAACCCCAGGCTTTGAGCGATGCTGATCCGCGCAGTTTCGGTGGAACTTGCGGATATTGTTCTGAGTCAAGACCATCAAGAACCTCTTTGGGCCAGATTAATCGTGTACAAATGAGTGTGTCAATAATGCGTGCTTTGCAGTCAATTGAATGCAGCTTTTGCAGAACTGGAATGTCATAGAAGATTATGTTGTGACCAATGAGTACGTCAGCGGTAGCCAGATGCTCAAGAGCAGCAACAACACTGTTAGGCCCATAAGTAAAAGTTTTGTTTCGACAGATATCATGTATGACAACGCAATGGACAACCGTAACGTCATCATACAAATTATCTGTTTCAATATCAACAATCAACCAACATTTATTTACATCACTGGGACGCATTTCAAATGTAGATTCTTTGACTGTTGACATGGGTGAACAAACGTAATACTTGTTTACTTACGGAAGCGTCCTTCATCATGAATGGAAAGATCTTCAGCAGCCAAGGTGCTTTCGTTCTTCAGGATCCAATTCAAAATTGAGGCAGCACCTGCGCGATATGGATGGCTGAATACTTTATTCAAAGCCACATCTGAATCTAATGGAACCAACTGAAAAGAGTTGGTTTGATTACAGGCTGTAATGGCGTAAGGCACACCGTCTTTCCATGTAGCAATAATGTAACTCATAAAAGAAAGGAAGAACGGATAAATGATATCCGCTCTTCCTCCAAACGCAAGTGCCTTTATGCAACCTTAAGCTTTGGCTTGTGGTATCCCACAAATGCCCCTTGCTTCTTACGTAGAGACAATGCCTTGCTTGCAGCAGAGCCAGCCCTCTGGGATCCATGTACCAAGAGTGCGAACGGCTTGTCGCCTAGGCAATGGCTGTCATCATGGTCGATCTCAAGGCCGCGTGTAGCCGCCTCTTCTTCTGTGTAGACAACATACGCAATACGCTTGAATACATCCAGGTGTTTAGGAATCAAATAATCCAATGCTCCCCCATGGGAAGCAGTGAAATATACATTGTCTGGAATTGAATCTTGAAGTGCAAGCCACATACCTAACGATTTGGTATATGCGTAAAACTTCTGCTTAGGTCTGCGAGCTGCAACCGTGAGCCATGCTTTCATATAAGTTTCAATCCAGAAGTCACCTGCTTCATGGATGCGAATTAAATCGTATTCATCTTGAACAGACAAAGACAAATCAATTAGATCCGCCATGAGATCAACTTGATTGCCATCACCATACATGACTTCTCTAAGCAGATCCCAGTTGTGCCAACGGGATGCTCGCACGGTAGGCCTAGTCTCTGCCATGGCTGCAAAGCAGCGATAGTCGTCTGCAACAGTGCCGTTGAGCTGAGGCAAGTCAGTGATCTTGCCAGTGACACGATCAGCAAATGTTTTGCAAACTCCAGCAGATGGACATGAATAACCAGCTGGAAGATTAAAGATCAAACGATTGGCAAGCTTGGCGTTGCCAACAGAAAATTTAAGCAGTTTCATTTGAATTGAATTGATAAGTTTGATTTATATATGCAGTTTAACGTCATGCTTAGGACGTGTGCATCATACAGTAGATCTGGGCGAAGCAGAACTACGTCAGCCTAAGGGGCATCAGGGTTTTTGTAGTTTCCCCTGGTGGGTAAGTGAACAACCTTGCGGAGTCATGCCCGTGAGGTTGCTCCCCTTGTTAGTCATCAAGGGCTTTTAGGGCGCGGCGGATGACATCTAGATCGCGAATGTTCCAAGTTTTTTCGTTCCCCTGGATCACATCAATCAAAGCAAGGCTTTGTTCCTTTAAACTTGGCGGCTTGGGGCGGCGGAACTTGCGCAGACGTTTACCGTGACCGCTCCCCCAGTCTTTAACGAGCAGTTCACAGCATGCCTCTAGCTCTTGGTTGGCGCTCCATTGGGCGGCTTGGGTGGCAATCCACATCTCGCGGGTTTGGCTGCCCATACCTTCAGGTGCTTGGTTACGCCATTCTTCCACCAGATCCGGCGATGGGGTGATGGGATGTTGTTGGTTAGTCATGGTTTTGTAGTTTGATGTGAACGAGCAGTTTGTACTGCTTCAAGAATTTTAAATGCAACTTGTTCTGCAAAATCAAGATTAATTAAATTGACATCATTAATCATGTGACCATCAAAATTTTCAGAAGCCTGAGCTTCTTGATACTCAATCCAACATGATTGGTTGTTAATTTCAATGCGAATTTTACCTTTAAGTAAATCGTCTTCGCATTGAAAAGTTTCAATAAGTTCAACGTTCATATACATAATTAAAAATGGAATTGGATACCTGAAGGTTGATAAGGTTTTGTTTCAATACCAAATGCGGCCTCTGCAATAATAGGAAATTGTTCCCAGAACAAATTACGAATCGCTTCTGCAATTTGCATGTGCTCAAGCTGGGTGCCATTAGCACAACGTAATTGAATGTAATGAATCCAACTACGTAATGTACCGTTCATGTACAGCGTTGTATTAGTACATAACGGAAGGATGCGCCTAGCTGTTTCTTTGGCTACGCCATCTTTCAACATTGTTTGATACAAATCATATGCACTTGAAATGACTTCATCCATTTCCTGTGTATAGCTGCGTACCAAATCATCAGGCAAATCATCAATAGAGTTTTGACGATTCTTCGTGTCTTGCCTACGCAATGCAGGGATTGTTACATCTGAAATTTCAGCGTAACGTGTAGAGAATTCCTGGAAACTAAATGATCTATGCCTAAGTATTTGGGCAGAGATGTCACGCTGGGTATTGATCTTAACGCACATGTTTGCCATCTCAAATGGCGACCAGTGTTTGTGTTTAATCAGATAACGCAACAACCCTGGAGCTGTCTCCATATTAGTGTCATTGCTCGGGTTGCTAACCCGTGCCATTTTTGTAATGAGTTCTTGGGCACGGTCAGTAGCCCAAATTAATTCAACTGTCATGTCATCCACCAATGGTGTTGCGGTAATCACTAACAATCTCAGGCAAGTCTTCTGTTTTACAGATCCTTGCTTGTGCATGGACAGCTGTAGATTTCTGTCCATCCCACATTACTTCAACGTAAGGAGTCATGACTTTATTCGTGTTGGCTTTGTATTGAATAGAGATCACAGTGCCATAGCGTTGAGTTAAGTTGCGACTTGCAATAGCTAATGCCTCTGGATTAGATGCAATGATTGTGCTGAGTTTAGGTTTCTCAGCAACGCGATCTCCTGGCACAAATCGAACAACACTTTTGTGTTTCCGCTTTTTACTTTGAAGGTTGGTAGTGGTTGCAGTCATAAGAATCAACTGTGTTGTATTCAGGGAAATTAAATGTGCAGTCATTGCCATTGTTGAATTGGCAATCATCACATTTGTTAACCAGCGTTTCTATTTCTTCAGGAGGTTCAATTGTCTTATCAAACAAAAGTTTTGATAGCTTAACAATTAAACTCTGATTTTCTTTGAGTGTTTTAAATGTGTCTTCGGTTACCTCATGGGTAGTTGCACGGTGTTTGCAGACATCACATTGTTTACGTCTGCGTGTTGATAATTTGGTATGTCTAATTTCAATAACCCGGAATGCAGGTTCATTGCAATTAGGACAAGCAGGAAGTATTAGTTTTTCAAATGTCATCGACTTCGATTTGATCGAGATTTAAACCATCGAGCATATACAAAGTATTCTCTTCGCCAAGAATGTTAAATGCATCAGCAATTAAGTTGGTGTTGCGTTCTTCTTCTGTGTAATAGCTCATCAGAATTTCTTCGGCTTTGTCATAGCCATGGTCATCGCCAGTCAGACGTTCAAGAACTTCTGGTGGCATACGATCTACCATGTCAATGATGATGGCATTACGTACCACATCCCAAGTGTGACTTGGAATCCTGGATACAACATCATCAACTAAGTTAAGGTCAATGCCTTTGTTTGGATTCTTTGGTTGCATGAGATAAACCTAAAAACAAAAGTTTACTTGTTTATACAATGGTTGTTATACCTTTGTGTTGAAGAAAACCTAGAGTTGAAAAAGTGCCACATATTTCACATCGAAATTTTAAATAAGTAACGTCACGACGGCTTGGAATACAAACATCAGTTTCACAAGTAAAGTTAGCTTCTTGTGGATCGATGTTTAAATTTAAACCGTATTTGTTATCTTCACCATTACGCGCAAGAACTTTGATTTTTGTGAGCCTTAAATAGCTTGAGTCGCATTTAGGACAAAGAAGATCTTCGCCAAAACATTTTTTAAAATCAGACATGAATTTAGTAAATAAGTAAATGAGGTGGGGATGGCGGGATTTGAACCCGCAAGGGCAATAACACCCGACGCATTTTAAGTGCGTTACGTAGACCGTTCCGTCACATCCCCATTGCTTGGACTTACATCAATTGATGTTGATTGCCAAGTGTGGTCTTGAGGAAGAACCTCCATACCGTACTGCCAACTGTCGTAGTCATCTTCGTTGCGAGGATCCTCGTCAACAAGGATGTACTTAGGCGTTCCATTTTCATGGATGTAGTCACCTAGGTTAGCCATGGCCATTGCTAGGAGCTGGTCATCAGAATAGTTAGTCATAAAGAAAAACTGGCCTTAGTATCGAGGCTAAGACCAGTTCATTCATGC